GAGCAAGTAGTCGGTGACGGTAAAAACCTGTCACTCCAAGACATTCGTTTTGCGAGAACAATCAATAGAATCCAAAAATGTATGATTCAGGAATTGAACAAAATTGCAATTGTTCATTTGTTTCTTCTGGGGTTTGAAGATGAGATTTCAAATTTCACACTCGGATTGACTAATCCTTCCACACAAGCGGATTTATTGAAGATAGATGTTTGGAAAGAAAAAGTCCTTTTGTATAAAGACATGGTTTTGGACCCAGGAAATGGAATTCAACCAACATCAAGTACGTGGGCAAAAAAACATATATTTGGTTGGTCTGACGAAGAAATTAAAGTAGATTTGATGCAACAAAGATTGGAAAGAGCGATTGGTGAAGAACTTAAACAAACACCAACAGTAATAAGTAAAACAGGATTATTCGATACTATTGATAAGTTATATTCACAAGCAAGTGGGGCCACACCAACCGCAGCAACTGCAGGAGCGGCACCTGAATTAGGAGGTGCATTTGGAGGAACGGAAGAACCAACTATACCACCGGCACCTGAACCACAACCTGAAGGTGAAATTACATCACCTGCTGGCGTAACACCTGAAGGACAAGATGATAGAATGAATATTTTAGTTGAAAATAATATTTTTAAAGGTGATACTTACTTGGAACTTAACCATGGACAAGATTCTTTGGGTGAAATTGAAAAAGAATTAGATAAGTTATTAAATTCGTAATATTTATATTCAAATCACAAATATATGACTTTTGGTCTCATTAAATCGGTAATAGAAAATAGTTTGATAGAATCTTATAAAGATGAAAAATCATTTAAGAAAAGTTTGATGGAATTCAAACAGAATATTCTTAACAATAAAGATTTATCCAAAGTATATTCTTTATACGACGAGTTATCGAATCCGAAAGGTTTGAATGAACAAGATGCGAAAGAATTTGTGAACGAAGGAATACAAATGATACAATCACTTCTACAACACATCAAATTACCTAAAATGATGACTGAAACCAAGGTTCAGAATAGGTATCAGGACATTGACGATTTAGTTTATTTAAACAAGAAAATTGATTTGTCTGAAAGAGTAAACCTCAAGAAAAAACTTTATAAAACTCTTACTGAATCTGAAATTAAAAATCAGAAACCTATTAACATTCCTTTGAGTACAATGGTTAGAGTTGCTAATCAAACAGTACAAAATTATATTGAATCTTTAGACGAAAATACAAAAAAAGAATTTTTCGAACTCATTAAAGAAGATAGTGAATCTTTAGAAAGTAGATTTAATTCGTTAAAAGAAAAAACTTTACAGAAACTTTCTCCTGTTTTAGAGAATGAAACTGATGTAGAGACAAAACAAAAGATTCAAGAAACAATAGACAAAATTCAGAATGACAAGTTCAATCAACTTAATTTTTTAAGGTTGAAAAAACTTGAAGAATCAATTTAATTGTTTCTTTTTTTCTGAACATAGATTGCTTTCAGTTTTTCACTTCTTTCTTTCACTGACTTTTTGGTGTACTCCTTTCTTTCCGTTAGTAACTTTTGTTGCTTCGTTTTGATTACCTTGGACTTTAAGGTTTTTAGGGCTTTTTCTATCCCTCCATTATTTTTAATTTCTATTATCAACATATATTACAAATATATAGTTTATTCTTAAAATTTTGACATAGATAAAGTTATGTGTTATCTTTTTAAAAATAAACTTTGGAAATATGGTTAATAGATGAAAAAAGGAAAAAATGTGAAGATGAATTTGTCAAACTCGTTCAAATCTTCATATGGTACAGTAGATTCCAAAAACTTAAAATCACTTTACATTAACATACAATCATGGGTATCACCCAAACAAGACTTGGAAAATTGGAATAGAGTTGTAGGCAATTTAAGTAGAGAACTAAAACACACGGTATTTGATTCAATCAATACAAATTTATTCAGTAAAAACTCAATCGTAGATTTAGACCTAAGAACAAGTGGTATTTTTTCAGGTAAGAAGTCATTTTTCAATTTAGAAATAAATCTTTATCTTGATAAGGAACTCGATTTTAAGTCGAATGAAATTAAGGATTCTGTCAAAAGAATTGTGCGTAGTATTCAAAAAACTAATATCTTAGACAATCAGTATTTCGATTTTTCTTTGACGAAAAAGTAAGTATTACTTAAAACAAATATTTATTTAAAAAAGTTAATGGAAAAAAAACTTAGAATATTAGAAGCACACGAGCAAGGGTTTGGAATTTTAGTTGAAATGGATGCTGGTTATATATCTCCAATGGATGATATAAACCTTAAATTTATGAATGAGTCTAAGAATGTAGATTATAGAAACCCTTTTGAATTTTATGCGGTATTACAGAAATATAATACACCAAATAGAAATGGTAGAACATATCCCGAACCAATACTCAAAAGAGAAGCTGAGAAGTATAAACAAATAATTAAGAAAGGACTTTCAACTTCTGAACTTAACCATCCTGAATCTTCTTTAATAGACTTAGATAGAGTATCGCATTTAATCACAGACATATGGTGGGATAGAAATATCCTAATGGGTAAATTAAAATTACTTACTTCACCAGGGTTTCATGAAAGAGGTGTAGTAACAACCAAAGGAGACATTGCAGCAAACCTTTTGAGACAAGGAGTTACTTTGGGAATATCTTCGAGAGGAGTTGGGTCACTAAAGAAAGTGGGTGAAAGAAATGAAGTACAAGAAGATTTTGAATTAATTTGTTTTGATTTAGTTTCCTCACCATCAACACCAGGAGCGTATCTTTTTGACGACGTTACAGAGAGAGAAAAGTATGAAGAAAATTTGGAGGAGGAAAAAAAGAATAAAATTGCTTCAGCACCAAGTGTAAACCAGTCTATTGATTTAATGAAAAAATTATCCGATTATTTATCAAAATAATTAAACATGAACGAAAAATATTTTGTGGCAAAAGTCACTTATGATTTACCAGATGAGAATAGTGGTAAAATTAAAAAAATCAGAGAAGAAAAATTAGTGAAAGGATATACTGTCACTGATATTGAAGCTAAGGTTACAAAACTTTATAAAAATTTTTCATACGATTGGAGAATAACTTCAGTTTCCGAAAGTAAAATAGACGAAGTTGTAGAAGATTAAAAAAATTTAAAGTGGTCAAATTCGACCACTTTTTTTTTGCATAAACATAAAAGTTTGAATTTCTGATAGATAATCAAAACTTTTTTTGTAATTGATACTATTTATTGAATAAAATTATCAAAATTATGCAAGAAAACAAAAATCTTGTTGAAGAGGCACTCATCCAAATGAAAAATGTTGAAGATGTTATTGCCGAAAATGCAAAAGGAATACTTGCTTCTACTATGAAGGAAGAAATCAGCCAATTAGTAAAAGAGTCTTTATCTGAACAAGACGAAGAAGAGTTAGACACTGACAATGTTGATTCCGAAGAGGAAGTTGATGTTGACTTAGACATGTCATCCGATGATGAAGAGGGTGAAGAAGATGTTGAAGTTGATTTTGACCCAAGTGGAATTTCTGACATGGAAGAACCAATTGATTTGACATCCGCATCTGACGAAGAAATACTTAGAGTATTTAAAGCTATGGGTGAAGACGATGGAATCATCGTAAAAAAAGATGATGAAATGGTTCATCTCAAAGACAACGAACAAGATGCAGAGTATCTTATAAAATTAGGAGAATCCTATGAAGAAAACCACGAAACTATGGAATATAACGAAGAAGTATCTGATGATAAAGTTCAAGATGTAATTGACGCAATTTTTTCTGACGAACCAAACATGTCAGATTTAGAATCTGATGTTGAAATGAATGTTGATGATTCTGAAGAAGAAGTTGTCTATGAAATTGAATTCAACGAAGAGGATGAAGACGAAATGATGGAATCTGATGACGAGGACGAAATGATGGAATCTGATGACGAGGACGAAATGATGGAATCTGATGACGAGGACGAAATGATGGAATCTGATGATGAAGAGGAAATGATGGAATCTGATGATGAAGAGGAAATGATGGAATCTGATGACGAGGACGAAATGATGGAATCTGATGACGACGATTCTATGATGGAAGCTTATAGTCACAAAAAGGCTAAGAAAAAAGAAACAAAGGAAGGTAAAAAATCCATAAAACCTAAAGGTGTTGGAATTGGTTCTGGTCCTAAATTCACTTATAAGAATAAAGTTTCAGGTGGATTTAAAGAAGACAAAAAAGAAGGTCCTAAAACTATGGGTACTGGAAAGGCTAAATTCGAATACAAGAAGGGTGAAAACATGGAAGCAAAATCCAAAGTAGTAAAGAAGGTTGAAACTAAAGAAGCTGCTAGAGGTTATGCATTTGGACCTAAAGGTTTAAGAAAAGGTATCACAAACAATAGAAACCTAAAGAACGAATCTTTAGAAACTGAAGTTGTTGCTTTGAGAGAAAAAAATGAAGAATATAGAAAAGCTCTAAATGTCTTCAGAGAAAAATTGAACGAAGTAGCAATATTCAATTCCAACTTAGCATATGCAACTAGAATCTTCACTGAACATTCAACAACTAAAAAGGAAAAAATAAATATTTTGAGAAGGTTTGACAACGTTCAATCTTTAAAAGAATCAAAATCTCTTTACAGAGCAGTTAAAGATGAATTGACTCAAACTGAAACAAAATCAATCAATGAGACAGTTGAGAATAAGTTAGTACAAAATGTACAAACAGGTTCTTCAACAACACTTATTGAAAATAAGACTTACGAAGCTCCTCAATTCTTAAGAATTAAGGACTTAATGAGTAAAATAAAATAAAAATAAACAAGAAAAATAAAATTCACAAAAATGGGAGCTTTATTAGAATCAGGTCTTGTTGGTAATATTGGTCTTAAGCACCTTAAAGTTATCAAAGAAGACACAATTAACAAATGGGACAACTTAGGTTTCCTAGAAGGACTTAAGGGTCACATGAAAGAGAACGTAGCTCAGTTGTATGAAAACCAAGCTTCACACTTGATAAACGAAGCATCAACAACTTCTGACACAGGTTCTTTCGAAACAGTTGTATTTCCAATAATCAGAAGAGTATTCTCTAAGTTATTGGCTAACGACATCGTATCTGTACAAGCAATGAACTTACCTATCGGTAAATTGTTCTACTTTGTACCTCAAATCCAAAACTATGTACCGGATAGTGGTAACAAACATTACGCACCATACGGTTCTCCAAACATGGAAGCGGAACAAACACCAAACACTGGTTACAACTACAATACTGGTAGAGACCTTTATGATAGATTTTATGAAGGTAACGAACCAGCATTAGACCCACCAGGTTTGTTCGATTATTCTAAAGGTCAGTTTTCTGCGGTTACTGCGTATGTTACAACATCACAGTGGAATTCAACTTCATTGAATTTGGAACCTGCGGCATATACTTTAGGTGCTTATAGAAAAGTACTTGTTACTATGTCAGGTTTCGCATCAGACGCTGCTGGTAAATTAATCGGTCCAGATGGTAACCCAGTCGATAATGAAAGTTTCCTTTCTGATTTGACTATCTTGGGTGTTGCGGGTAATGCTTACACATCTGCAAATACTTCTAACCCTTATCTTTTCAGAGTAGTAACTCAAAGATATGGTAAAGGTATTGTTCAGTATGGTAATAACAACGCTAACTTAGTATTCCCTGAATCAAGAACAGGTGGTGGTCAGTATGACAACATTTGTGATATTGATGGTGTAATTTACTTGGAGATTGACCTTCAGGTTCCTTGTACTGTTGGTGCAGATTCATTGGATGGTTATTCTGGTTCTACATTCCAATCAACTGCCGCTATGGGTAACGCATTCACAGCAACTTATAGAATCTATAAGAATCTTGAATTCGAAGACAGAATTGGTGAGGTATCATTTGACCTTCAATCAGTAACAGTATCTGTAACTGAAAGAAAATTAAGAGCTCAATGGTCACCAGAAATGGCTCAAGACGTTGCAGCATTCCACAACATCGACGCTGAAGCTGAATTGACAGCTTTATTGTCTGAGCAAGTTGCTGCTGAAATCGATAGAGAAATCTTGAGAGACCTTAGAAAAGGTGCAGCATGGAACTTAAGATGGGATTACAACGGTTGGAAGAGATTGGGAACTAACGCAGTTCCTTATACTCAGAAAGACTGGAACCAAACTCTTATCACAGCAATCAACCAAATTTCAGCACAAATCCACAAATCAACTCTTAGAGGTGGTGCTAACTGGATTGTAGTATCTTCTGAAATTTCAGCGATTTTTGATGACTTAGAGTATTTCCACGTTTCAAACGCGGCTCCTGAGCAAGACCAGTACAACATGGGTATCGAAAGAATCGGTACACTTGCAGGTCGTTATCAGGTGTATAGAGACCCTTACTTCCCAGCTAACCAAGTTCTTCTTGGTCACAAAGGAACGTCTCTATTAGACACTGGTTA